GCCCATTGGTCCACCACAAACGTACAGCTAACAGTCAGGTCAGAAGCATCCGCACCGCCCCCGGCGACTGTGCAGGCAATCTCAATGAGGCTACGCCAGCTCGCGTTGTAGTAATTCGGGTAGATGCCCACAAGGGAGCTGTCCGTCCAAGAATCCTGAATGGCTGCCACGCCGGCCCCTGCCGAATCAGAACAGACATTGTTCCCGTCGATGGAGACGTTCACGTAGGGGTCCGAAACCGTATCGTCAAGGGACACCGTTGCGGAGATGGCAACCAGATACGCCCCCGGCAGGTTCCACGAGAAGTACGTGTACATGTAGTCGGCCAGGAGCGCGTCATCCTCACCGTCGATAAGACACTCCCCGGATACAAAGAAATCAAGCTGGGTAACCCTCTCGGGAGGGCCGACCTCGAGGCTCACAAGCTCGCCGATGATGGGAGCCCCGCGAACATCGACGTAGGAATCCTCGACTACGGCGTCGATGATGCCGTAGTACATGGTGCTACCAATCAGGTAGCGGAGCGGGAATCCCTCGAAGAGGCCGGTGGTATCGGAGATCGAGAGGCGCGATGTCGAAGACACCGTGACCAGATCGACGTTGACCTCTATCCAGCTCCCCTGGCCGGAGAGCTCGTCATCTGCCTCCGGAGCCAGAGCCAGGAACTTCCCGGTTGCCGGATCATAGGGCACCGTGGGCATACCGAAAGGACGAACTTTCTTTGGCTTGCCCCAGGACTTCGGAGGCTGGAATCCCCCCTTGGTCCCACTGGTAACGTCAATGCCCACAAATCGACTCCATTATGACGGCGTGTACGTCGCCGCCTCCCCAGCCCCCAGGCTCGCCGTGAGCTGGCCAATGGCCGACAGGTCCGGGTATCCGTCTGTCCGACGCTCCATGAAGTTGAGCATGGCCGAGAGAACCTGATTCCGCAGTCCGACCCGCTGAAGGTCGAGATTGTGAATCTGCTGGCGGAGGCGATCCCGCGCGGCGAGAATTTTCGCAAGCAAGTCAGCTTTGAGGGTGTAGGCCCGGTCCTTGACGGCGAGCTGGCGCTCGAGGAGCTTGTCCTCGAGGTCCGTGTTGGCTACGGCCCGCTCCCGCTCGATGCCGGCCGAGATTGAATCCCAGACCGTAGTGTTGTAGACGCCTCGGTCGATAGCGCTGGCCCGCGCTGCCGCCAGTTGGTTGTCAAACTGTGTCTCGATCCGGGTTCGCTCGCTGTCCCCGAAATCGTCGAAGATGCCGTCGATGTCATCATTGAAGTCCTCGTTGTCCTCCCGGAGCTCAGTGATGATCGACTCGACCAGGGTATCGTAGGAAGTGTCATCGGTTTCGAGGCTGTTGAGGCTGTCCTCGGTCTTGTCCAGCATGACACTGTAAAGCGCCACGATCTCGTCGTAGCGTTGATCGTTGAGCGAGCGGCCTTCATTGTAGGCGCTGGTGAATGAGGACACCAAGTCAGCCAGGGCCCGCTCCGGGCGCAGCACCCGGCGCTTGAGGCCCCACTCGTAAGCCGTGCCGCCCGAGGACACTACCCGGTAGATACGCCATCCCTGAGCGAGCAGCCACGGAATCTGCGAGCCGTCGGAGATGTTCAGGTACTGCCACTCGTACCAGTCAGAAGTATTGGCCACGGCCTCTATGGCCGGATCGGTGTCGGTGATGTACGCAGCAGGATTGATCTTATCCATTATACACCCCAGAGCTCGATCAGGAAGATGCCGGCCGTGTAGTCGGCATCCGTTCCCTGAGCCCCCGTAACGAGATATAGATAATCCTCGTCGGGCGGGAACGCCGTCAGGAAGTCCACTTCCTCCGCAGCCCAGTTGCCGTGATCGCAGAGCTGCGCCTCACCAGTAGCTGCGGAAATCGCAGTGTCCTGTGCAAGCGTACCCTCATTTGCAGTCCAGAGATCCACATCCACAGTACCGCCAGCCGGAGTCTCGAAACAGGTAATCCGTCCCGCTATAATGCTGCCGTTAACAGCCGCGGTAATTTGCCCGAGATAGCAATTGGCCGTGTCTTCATCCTTGCCGATAACGTCGGCTGCAGTGTCACCATCATTCAAGCCCGTCAGATCAACAAGAATCTCAGTCTTGATGATCCCGCCCATGATACGAACGGTATGCTCGCAAATTGTCTCGTCCCCAGTCGAGATGCCAGTCCCCGGGGTCATGTCCCGCGAGAGCAGGCCGTTGACCACCGTGGCCAGGTTGGTGATTGTGAGCTTCTTGAGATCGTTACTGTCTTCCGTATCCGCAATCAAGAGGATGTCAGCAACAACAGGAGTAGCTTTCTCGCTAATAGCCTGGAGTTTCGTAACGATGTAGGTCCAGACCCGAGAAAGGGCGCTCTTTCGCTGGGTAGTGCCGGCGGCCCCGTCATCGACAACGATGGTGTCGTCGTCCGCAAGGGCTTCACCTATGTCAGCCTGATCGTAGACGAGCGTGCTCATGGACTCACGAACAGCCTGCTCGCTGGGGACGCTACTGTCATCCCCCTCCGCACCGACCGCGGTTACCAACGTCAAGCCGTTCTTCAGGCCGCCAGTGGCATTCGTCCACTGGGGGATTCCGTTGGCGGTTGTCTCTGAGGGCACAGTGTAGAGAGCGCCGATGTAGGTAGCAATCTCCGCAAGCGTGACCTTCTTCTCCGTGCCACCCTGGATGCAGTAGAACACATCATCCGTAAGCGAAGTAGTAACCGCACCCAAGGCTGCCACGTAGGTCTTGAGTGCAGCATAGATCGCATTACTGACATCGGTAAGGGTGACGTACTTCCCGGTTGTGCCCTGGGTCACAAGCATCTTGTCTGTGCCGGTCAGGGCCCCGCTGCCGTCTGAGAGGTTGGAAATATCGAGGATCGCAGCCTCGATGGTTGCCCGAACGTACTCAGCCAGGAGGGCCAGCGTTACCGTCTTTTCTGTGGTCCCGCCGTCTTTCAACGCGAGGATGTCGGCACTATCAGGAGACGCCTCGGCATCCTTGCCCCAAATCGTATCAATGGCGTGCTGGGCGACGAGATCAATGTCCGCGGGCTTGAGAACTCCGCCCTGGAGGACAAAGATGCCATCCGAGCCACTGACCGACTCAGCCGCAGAGATGGCCTCGATTGCATCGACGATGTAATCCTTGATGTTGTCGACCGTCACGCTCTTGGGCGACCCGGCATCGGAAACGGGCAGGAGCTCGCTCCCGCCAACCGAACCGTCCGGGGTCATCTCACTGATCTTCACGTTTGCCATTACCGAAGCCTCCCGAGTTTCTTCATCCACATGGTCACAGCTTCGTAGGCCCAAGGCTCAGTAGCCGACAGCCACAGAACGGCCCAAGCTCCGCGCGACCGCGGGTAAACCACCTTGTTCTGGCCGGCCAGCCATGTTCCGGACGCAAGGGCATCCGAGCTCTCTGTCCCGGCCAGCATGTCCTCAGCCAGGTCAACTACCGTCTCCGCGGAGTTGGCCATGACCAGTTTCCACGTTACGTCCCCGCTGCCTGCCGCGAACGCAGCCACCATCTCAGCCACCATGCCGTCAGCCCCCTCCATGCGCGGCACATGGAACGGGCCCAGGAGGAGATTACTCTCGAGGTCCTCCCCGTCATCGTCCTCGGCGCTGTTGGCGAAGTAGCGCAAGTACCCGTCCTGGCACCCGAGCATGATGCCGGAGTCTCCGGACGTAGCCAGCCTGCCAGTGCAGACCGGCTGATGCGTGGTCGTGCCGAAGGAAACCTCCCAGAAGGCCTTGTTCACGAGGTCCAGCCACCAGTGCGTCCCGTCCCCGGTCGAGGGGGTCAGGAACAGGTGGACGCCTCGGGCCTTGTGGTCATAAATGAGCTGCACATCGACCGCCGTGGGATCAGTGTCGAGGAGTGCCTCAGGAAGGCGCTCGAGGCTGAAGGGCTCCGGTTCCTGCTCGCTGCCCACCCGCCAGGAATAGATGCCCCGGCGAGTCACGAACAGCACCAGGCCGTCAGGGGTCACCGTGATCGCCGAGGGGGCGACAACCCCGGAGAAGGCACTCACACAAACCTTCTTGCCGCCGCCGGCCGGGTTGCCGTAAACCGCCCAGAGGCTGTCAGTCGTGCCGAGGATCAACGCCTTGTCTTGGTAGTTGACCATCGAGTTAATGACCTCACCGAGCTTGCCGCCATCCCCAACGTAGCCGGCGACTGCCCGGCCCACGTTGTCCTTGTCGACCGTGAAGTTCCAATCCGTCTCGTCGGCCTGAGCACACATGTAGAACATGTGGTCTTCGCCGGCCAGCACCAGGCGCTCCTGATACACACACACCAGCGGCTGACTGGTTGGCGCCCCGGCTACCACTTCGACAACGCCAGTGACCGGGTCGTACTTCTTCAGGCTGGAATCCGCGATGTAGAGCTTCCCGCCCCTCTCGACCATCGAGAACGCGCTGGACTTATCCAGCGGGCTCGAGGACGAAACCGTCGAGGTGAAGATGATCTGATTGCCATCCTCATCGACGATCATGTCCCCGTCGTCGGTGACGAGATTGGCCGTCGTAGGGGTGACCGTCTCCCCACTGACGATGTTGAGAACGCCGTCACAGATGACGGCCAGGTCCTGCTGGCGGTCCCCGTCCGAGTCAAGGTAAGTAATCGACTGTATTCCAAGTATGTTCGTTCCGAAATCGTTATCGACCAGTTTTACCAGACCCGGGCGGGAGCCGCCACGCCCGCGCCGTTCAAGAGGCCCAAAAGCCCGCACGTTCACCGCCCGGGGCGCGGTGAACGGCTGGGTTTTCTGAGCGTATCCTGCCCGGCGGTATGAACCGCCGAGCGGGAACTTTATCTTAGCAGAGCGGGCTTTGGCCATGACCTATCAGGTGCCCCAGAGCTCGATGAGCACCTTGCCGGCGGTGTAGGTGGCGTCACAGTCGCCGTACCCACCAGTCAGGTACAGGAACTCCCCGTCGGCCGGGAGAGCGGACAAACCCGTGCTCGAGGCGCTGGTGTGGTCACCACCGTCGAGGAGCTGGGTTTCCGTCAGCCCGGAGATCGCCGCATCCTGCACGCCGGTCCCCTCGTCGGCCGAATAGAGATTGAGGTCATCGTCGCCAGTCGCCGGAGTCTCGAGACAGCTCAGCCGCCCGGCAAAGATGGTGCCGTGAACACCCGCGCGAATCTTGCCGAGATGGCAGTTGGCGAGGTCCTCACCGCCGATGATGTCATCCGCGGTCCCGCCAGAGTCCAGTCCGGTCAGGTCCAAAAGGATTCGGGTGTAGAACAGGCTCCCGATCTTCTGAACCACGTGTTCCGCCACTTCGGCAGAACCCACGATCCCGGAACCCATCTCGACGTTCCGGATGCCCAGGCACTTCTCAATTCGTCTCTTCATGCTACTTCCTCCGCGGCCGGTCGGCACTCCCCATGAGCACCGGCAGGGGCCCTAGGCCCACTGCGACCGGCCTATTCAGACGGGTAGACCTGCTGACCACTAACGGTCATGGTGTAACTTCCGAGCCCCCGGGAAACCCCGTTCTCGTCGTACTCACCCTGGCAGCCTACCGGCCCAAAGAACTTGGCCTGCTCCGCTCTGTCCCTCTTGATGGACGCAGCCAACAGGAGCAGAAAATCATTCATCTTGTCGGACGAGTCGTTCACCTTCTTGTCCGCAATCGCAATGCAGGACGCCTTGAGCGTTTCGGCGTACTTGATCCCGCCGAGGGCGTAGGGCGCCCCGTTGGACAGGGCCTGGACCAACGCCTCATACCGATACCAAAGGGTGTAGGTATCGTCGGGCGTCGGGTACCACATGATCTCCCAGCCCTGGGCGTTCTCCCCGTCCGTGGTCTTCCGGCGCAGGCCAGCTACTCGAGGCTTGCCGGATTCCTCCTTGGTCATTCGGAGCCGGCGAATCTTGCCCTCCCCCACATCGGCCAGCACCATCGGCCGCTGCGCGTCGGTGTCGTAGGTGAGGCCAGCTCCGATCAGGCGGCCGAAGTCCGAGGGCATGTCCTGATCTGAATCGCCCTCCGTAGTCTCGAGGTACGTGGTCGGCCGGAGGAAGGTCCACTCGTAGCCCACGGGGATGCCCTCGGCCGCCGGCGGGTAGAGGAACTGCCGGTAGCCAGCCTGGACGCACTCGTCACAGACGGCCTGCTCGTCGGTGCTGAGGTCGTTCATGTCGGTCTTGCCGTACAGGAAGTAGCCGACTTCGGACAGGAGCTCGACGTAGCAGAGGGTGAGGGTACTCTCGGCGCCCTCGGACGTTGATAGCGCCGGAATCTCCCCGGCCTCATACTCGATATCCCCGCTGGCGCGAGTGATCTTGAAGCAGTACTCGTACTCCACCAAGTCATCTAGGCTTCCGATGTCGTAGGTGTAGATGCCGGTCCGGGGGTTATCGGTCGCCGTGTCGGCTTCGGCCACTACGGTCCCGGTGGCCTTCTCGCGAATGCCGTAAGCTCCAGTCGAATCGGAGAGAACAACTGACTCAGCTGCAGCCAGGCTCCCGTCCTCATGGTTCTCAACGTAGATTTCTCGAGCCATCAGCGAACTCCCGACCGGGCATACCGGACACCGGTTTTGGTTTGACTGGTAGTAGCCGACGGGGAATAAGTCCCGGCTTCCCCGCGGAGGGTATCGGTGTTGAGGACGTTCTCGAGTTCCGGCAGGTCCATGTCACCAGTTACGGCATTGACCACTTCGCCAGGAGCAATGATATCAGAAGACGGCTGCACGAATACGCCGCTGATTCCGTCGTCGGCGTTGACCGCCGCGCCGTATTCTTGAGTGTCGCCGTCGCTGTTAAGCTGCACCCGCAGACGGATGTATCGCTTGTTACCAGACACCGCGCCAACTGCCTGCAACTGCGCGAGGGTCAGCCAGGAGCCGTTGTAGCTGGGCGTGCCGTCGTCGTAACTGTACTGGTATTTGAGGTTTGTTCCGGTTAGGCCGGACGGCAGCGCCATATTCGAGAAGTCTAGGCCATAGAATCCAAGCCCCGCGCCCGCGTCGGCCACGAATTGCATGTACTCGCCGCCGGTGTCGTAGCCGGAATAGCGTTCGTAATCTTCAAACTCGTAATCCGATCCAGCATCGTATACATTTACCTCAAATCCGATATTATCAGGCAAATGTCCATGTGCGCACGCAAGCAACCGCGTTCTTGTAGGGTAGTAGTCCGCCGCAGTTACATAGAACGCCGTACCCTGCGCGCCCCACTCGCACTCAAACGTATAGGTTACGTTCTTTTCTGATATTGAAACGTCATTTACAGAAAACCCATAACTAGCGGTCAAACTGGCCGCAGAGGAATTCGAGTCAGTCGCAAAGCGGAAGGAATTCGAAGCGTTGCGGTCTAGTGCCGCCCCCTCTGCTATGCCTATTGTGGCCCGTCCGCGTGCATTGTTAGTCCGTGTGCATTTAATCACAAAGCGTCCTGGTGTAGCTTTGGGGACAGGGATGGTTAGGTGAACGCCGTTTGCATCCCACGCATTGCTGCCATCGACCAGCAGCTTGCCGCCCGCCACACTAACGTTTGCGCCCGCATCTACCTCAGTAAGCTCCCCGAACCCGCTGGAAAAGTCATTGCTGTTCGCCAACTGTAAGGCCAGTTGCGCTGTCAGTTCATCAAAACCGCTTTTCCACTCCAGCTTATCGGAGTCGGAAAGCGTCGGCGTGCCCCAGGGGATACACGGCAAAGCTCTAGACCTCCAACCCCAAGGCAACGGCGCGCAGCTCGTCGCGGCAGTCGGTCAGGAGTTGCACGGCCGCAGGCGTGAACGCGCCCAGGTCGAGCAGATCGGCCGTGCCGTATTCAGGCTCGGTGCTGAGCGTGCCCAGCCACTTGGCCTTGACGCCGCTCCCGGCCAAGACCTGATTGCGTATCTTAGTCCTGAACGCGGCCAGGTCTATCGGTTCGGGCTCTTCCGGTTCGGGCTGGCTGAGCACAGAATGTGCGGCCAACGTGAAGTCAATCACCTGCTTGAGCAGTTCGAGCTTGTCAACTTGTACGGCTGTTAGCATCAGAGCCACCCATTCTTCTTGAGCCAGTAAATGCCGCCTAGGATCATCAAGAAGATGATCGGCGAGCCCAGGACCGGGAAGGCGATCTTGGCCCAGAGCGGCAAGTGCCGCTGGAGGGGCCGGTGCTCCAGCTCCGAGAAGCGCTTGTTAATGGCCTCCCGCGCCTCCCGGCACCTGACCACCACACCCTCTGAGTGACCCTGCACCGCATGGAGCTGGGTCATCATGTAGACGTTCACGGTCGGTTGGTCCTGGGAGCAGGCGCGAAAGAGCATCTGCGTTTCGGACGGGAGAGCCGAGAAGCCGGGAATCTCGTCCAGCCTTGGAGGACCCCCTACAGGATCGAGGGGCTTGGTGTCATGGACGTTTTCTGGCATCGTCGGCCTTCCTGTCTAATTCGAGGCCATCATGGGCCCACCATCCCAGCGGTATGTCAACCACTCCGGGAACTAGCTCCCCCCTGCCGTCATAGGCCCAGACCTTAACCTTGCGGAGTGGCTCCCGGAGCCTCACCGGATCGCCGGGTCTGAGCACGACGAACCTTGTCCCGCAGCCGCTGATGAAGCCGCTCGCGAGCAGAAGCAGGGGGAGCAGAATCCTCAACCGTCTCACGGGACCACCTTTCCAGATGCGGGATCAGAGCCTCCAAGATCGCCTTGACGATCTGACCGAGGACCTCAGCCAGCATCCTTAGAAGCCTCCGGCAAACCCGCCGCAGCTTCGGCCTCCTTGACCCGCGTGCGACTGGTAGTGTAACCCAGCGCACTCAGGAGCTTCACCAGGGCGCCGGCGATCACCACAACGGAACCGGCAATCACGGCCGCCTGGCTATCGACGGGCAAGTTATCCACGACCATCGGCCCCATCGAAACCACGGCGCCCAGCACGACAAGCAAGTACCCGAGCCATCCGGCCCCGCGTGCCTGCTTGAACTCGCTTGTGTCCTTGCCTTCTTTGCTCATGCTGCTCTCTCCTATTCAGGGGACCGGTGCGCCTTGCTGGCCAGCGGGGCTATTCCTGCCGGCGGTCTTCGATCCTGTAGCCGTTGATGCCGGAAGTCAGCCCCTTCAGGGCCGCCCGTATTCGTTTGATGTTGTTGGAGCCAAGTTTGTCAGTTGGGAGCTTGACGCCTCGCACCACTTTCATTATGGCGTCGGCCACCGGGCGGTACTCCCCGGGAACCTTGTCCATGAGCGACTGCAGCTTCTCCAGCGTGAGCTCCGGGACCCCCTCGGCGTCCAGGGCCTTCTCAACCTCGGCGATGACCTTGAGGGCCAAGGCCTGCTTGGCCGGGACCTCGGCAGCGTCCACGCGCTCGAGAAGGACCGTCGCAACGACATCCCCCGTCCCGCGTAGAGCGCTGCGCTGAGTGTTCATGCTGGGGCCCTTGCAGCCCGTAGCCAGGGCTCCCAGTACTGCGAAGATCAGTAAGGCTCTCATGCTGCCATCCTCCTACTCTGGCCGGGTATCGGCCAGCTTCAGGCGCCGGAACTTGAATGAGTCGTTGTCGACATTGACCAAGGCCACATCGCCCTCAACGTCGACCAGCTCGCCGGCAACTTCCTTCCCCTTGAACTTGCTGACCACTCTCGCCCCCACAGCAAAGGCCTCGTTCACGGCCTCGACGGCCGGGTGCCCCTTAGGGCCCGCAGCCACTCCCAGGCCTCGCTCGCCCTCGTCCGTGCCGGCCAGGATGGTCAGAAGGACCAACTCCTTGGCCGTGACCTTCCCAGCGGAGCAGATATCGACACGCCGCTTGTAGGTTGCGTAGAGCGCGAGCAAGTCTTCCGGGACGGGCGCATCCGAAGCCAGGCTCAGGATGCGCCGGAAACTCTCTTCCACATGGTCTTCGACCACGGGGTTGACGGGGGCTTTCTTCTCTTCCGCCTGCTGCTTTGACATGCTGCTGCCCTTTCCGAAAGTGAGGCATGGGGAGGGGCCGAAGCCCCTCCCCTGAACCTCATGGGGTGATTACGGACGACCGTACAGCGTGAGCAGGAACTGGCCGGCGTCGTAGGTGCCGTTGGTCCCGCCACCGTCCACCAGGTACATGTAGCCGTCTGCGTCGGGGAACGCAGTGAGCAGCGCTTCCTCTTCCGCAGTCCAGTCGCCGTGATCCAGCAGCTTCTCTTCACCCGTGAGGGTGGTGAGAGCGCCGTTCTCGGCCCCGGTGGCTTCGTCGGCTGACCCGTAGAAGTCGATGTCGGGATCGCCAGTGGTCGGCGTTTCCAGACACTTGATGGAGCCGGCGAAGATGGTGCCGTTTTTGGCCGTGGTGATCTGGCCAATATGGCAGTTGGCCTCGCCATCGTCTCCGATAATGCAATTCGCTGTCTGCGAATTGAGCCCCACCACATCGAGCAGAAGCTGGCTGATGATGACGGTCGGGGTCCGAGTGATGATCCACTCGGCAGCCGCGGCGATCCCCTTGATGCCGGAGCCCAGGGGCATGACCACAGGAGCCGCGCCGGTGAGCTCCAGCAGGTGCCAACCCTTCGCCCCGCGCCACTCGAGCAGTGCCTCGTCGGCATCCGCATCGAACTCGAGGGTCGCGACATCGGGGCTCGTGGTGACGGTCAGAACCCAGTCCTGGGTGGTGAGGGCGCCGTGGAGCAGGAAGCCCTTCCGTTCCCCGATCGCGGTCCCGTCGGCCAGGGTTGCGGTGGCATCGCCGTCGAGGGTGACGCCGCCCATGATGTGAGTGAAACCGCCGGCCATCGACTGTGAAGCCGCACTCGCGATGGTTTCGATCCACTCGATGCCGCCCGACTCCTCGCCGTCGTACAGGTAGCAGAGGGCGGTCGGGTTGCCGCTGATGACGTAGCAGGCGCAGTCGGTGGCCGCCGTGGAGGCGGAAGTCGACAGAACTGCGTTGTCATCGTCGGTCACACTGGCGATGGTGTAGACACCAGGCGTGCCGTCGGCATCGCCGTCGGACTGGACGCAGCACAGGATGACAACCTTGTCACCCGCCGCGGCGTCCGCGAACAGCCCGGTCTTGGCGATGGCCGTACCGTTGATTGCGGCCGATCCGTCCAGGCTTTCACCAATGTTGCCGCTGGCGTTGGTCTGCAGGGCCAAAGCGCAGCCCCGACCGACCTTCACGCCCTTGTCACTCCGGAAACGGCCAGCTCCGCCAGTCCCCGCGACCGCCCAGAGGAGGGTCGAGTCGACAGTGACATCGCTGCCGAGGGCGACATCGGCGCAACCACCGGGCTCGTTGATCGTGACCCACTTCTCGCCGGTGGACGGGAGAGTCACGGTGGCGTCCAGTACGCCAGCGAAACGGGTGTTGTTCGACTGGGAGAAGGGCTCGACGCGCTTGTCGCGAGAAGGCTCGCGAGTCGCGGCGGTCCCGTAATCCCGGTTGTAGGCCACCGCAGTACCCCTGTAGTAGGTGGTGCTGGCGGTGCCAACAAACAGAACCCGCTTCTGCTTCTTGACTGCCTGATTGATGTGCTGTGCGGGATGACCCATGTTACTACCTTCCTTCCTTCATGCCGGGGAACATCTCACCGGTCTTTGGCGGCCACTGATTACAGGGGCTCAGCAGCCAGAAGCCCACAGGACTTACTTGTAGAACACCGCCTGGCGCCGGAGATCGTCGCAGACGATGTTCCAGACCATGCTGACCAAGACGATGAACACGTGGGGCTGCTTGGCCGGGTGCTTGATCTTGAGCCTCTTCATCCACCAATTCTTGAGGAACTTGGCGTAGAAGTGGTTGTGGTCGATCATGTACAGCGGGTAGTCGGTCTTGCTGTCGAAGAACGGCACGTGCTGAATCTTCGCACCGCGGAAGACCGGCTCCTTCGTGCTGAGATCGAAGCCCAGGCTATCGTTGTTCTCCTTGGCCACGTTCTTCATCGCGTTCTTGGTGACCCAACCGCAGTAGACGCCACGGCTGTAACCCTTGCGGCCCATGCCCGGCTCCGGAGCGGGAGCGATCCAGCGGCACATGTCCGCAGCCTTCTCCATCATGTAGACGAGCCCGGTGTCCTCAGTGTCCGAGACATCGGTGTACTGGCCAGTGTAGTTCTTGTGCCGGGTGTAGTCGGTGCTCGAGATGCCCGCACGACCGCTGGAGAACCCCGAGGGGTCCACGCCGTTGAAGCCCAGCGTAGCAGCCTTGGTGATCCAGTACTCGACGCCGAACGGAGTGTCGTTGTCGGTGGACGATTCGGGGATTCCCCAAACGTCATCTTCGGACAGCTCCAGCACCGAGGTAATCATCCGCGACTGCTCGGTCTGGACGAGATCAACGACCTCTTCCGGACCGCCGTTCATGCCCTCTTCGCGCTCGTCGAACATCATGTGCCCGTCAGTGTAGCACCAGGGCACAGTCCCCTCGACCATCGCATCGTCACGGCTGTACTCAATTTCGTTGAACAGCCCAACGTGCGCGGCACTGTGGTTGTGGTCCATGACGTACCGGACCTTGACTCCGCGGCCGGACTTCTGCTGCTCGCGCTTGGCGCGACAGAGCTGATTGAAGCCGACGTATTCCTGCAGATCGGTCATCTCGCCGATCCACTTGCCCTTGTTCAGCTTGTTCATCGTGGCGATGACAGCATCGGGCATGTTCTCAGGGGTTAGTACCTGTCCCATGACAGCCTTCCTTCCGAACTAAGAAGGGCTTAATCGTCCTCGAAGAACTCCGCTACCGCGGCGATGGCCTCAGCCTCCCGGTCCTCCTCGGATTCCGGCCCATCGGCCTTGTCCGAAGCAAACCGGCCACTGGTGTCCCTCGGGCGGCTCACAGCCTTGCGAGAACGCTGCCTGGCGGCTTCAGCCACCGCGGCGCCCTCCATCTCCTTCACTTGATCGCCGAACGCCTGCTTGAGCGCCGTCTTGAAGGCATCGCCCTGGCTGAGGTCTTTGCCTTCAGCCTTGGCGTCCTCCTGCACGAACTTGATGTACCGCTCGAGCTTCTGGCGGGCCTTGGCGTCAGGCTTCTCGACGGTGCCGAACACCTTCTCGAAGTCCTTGCCGAGGCCGGCGATTTCCTTGTCGAGCCAGGAGCCACTCTCCTTGGACTTGACCTGGGCGAGCTGGTCGCGGAGCTCCTTGTTGGCATCGAAGAGCTTGCCGGCGATTCCCTTCACGGCCTTGAAGGCGTCGACGAGCTTCTCGTCGTACTCTTCAGGGTCTAGGTCCGGGATCACCGCCAAGGGATCTTCGCCCTCCGCTTCCTGCTCTTCGGAGGCGGAACCGTCCGCCTCCGACGTTGCGGCCGTCTTCGCGGCTTCTTCGATCCGCTCGACAACCCGCTCCAGGGCTTCGGCACTTCCGAACGCCCTGGCATCGGCCAGCGTCACGCCAGCCTTCACCGCTCGCTCGACCAAGGCATCGCCAATCGCGGGAGGCTCCTCTCCGCCCTTGTCGCCCTTGTCGGCGCTGTCATCCTGAGTCTCCTCAGGCTTGCCCTCCGCGGTCTCGTCCGTCGACTTGTCCGCGGCAGCAGGATCGTCCTCCGGAGGCTCGCTCTCGGAGGCTTCTTTGTTTCGCTCCTCGAGGACCTTATCGAGCTCAGCCATGAACTCCTCGTCCCCGGTCTTCTCTTCTTCCTTGATCGCCACAGTCTTTTTCTCTTCGCCGCCCATGCTGCCTCCTATCTGCAATCCGGATCGCCGTACCCGCCATCGAAGTCGGTCGCACCGACCAACTCCGCGTAGCGCTTCCGGTGACCCTTTGACTCGAGCTCTGGCCGCCCGCGCTCATCGAAATAAGTGGGGACGCCATGCTTCGCTGCAAACTCCATGTACTGCTTACGCTGGGAGGGATGGACCGCCAGCGCCTGAGAGGTCATCGGCCAGTTCCCCGGATTCTTCCCGCCTTGCGCGGCGATCTCCGCCGGAAGGGAACGCTCGCAAACCGTACCGTCCTCCAGCGTGATCGTGTCCGGAGCCTTACCGCAGGGGAAGTACTCCTCGATGACTTCAGTGGTTTCCGGGTGAACATACAGGAAAGTCGCCATCAGCCCACCGGCCTTCCCGCCGCAGCGGCCTCGCTCGGCTGAGCCTGTCCGCCAAGCAAGGTCTGCATCAGAGCGTGATCCTTCCCGACTCGCGTTGCGCCCGGCCGGTTCACTCGCTCGTAGGTACGAGTCGTGTGCGCCGGCTTCGGCATCGGATTGCCCACCGGGCCTGCACCCTGCTGCTGCATCGCCAGGTTGGGGTCGACGGAAATGACTAGCTGCTCGAGCTCCGGCAGGTTGGAGTAGTCGGCAACCAACTCGTTGAGACGCCGGGTGTCGATGGTCAGTCCCTGCTGCTGGAAGAACGGAAGCAACGGAGCGTAGAACCCATTCAGCACGCCCTGCAGCTTCTGAATCTTCTCGCCCGGAGAATCATCCCGCATCGAATTCGGGGTGATCGTGAAGTTGAAGTCGAGGAAGTCAGCCTTCCGGGTTTCAGGACTCCACTCCACGGGGATGTAATCCCCAGTCCCGGGAATCTCCTTCTGCAGCCGGCGCGTCCGAACCGGGTCCGTCCAGTCGTACCAGACGATCTGCCGGAAGCAACCCCGCGCGAAGTCGGTGACGGCATCCTGCATGTCGGCGAGCTGGGCCCCCGAAGAGGTAGCCAGCATCTCGTCTTGCCTGGCTGTCTCCGCCATCGGGGATAGCCCGCCAAGGCTGTCGAGGTTCCCGGCCGACCAAGAGAACAGGTCCTTGACCTGCAGGAAGGTCGCCAGGGTGACCTGATCGATCCCGCCGACTCCGATCTCCTCCGGCTTCTGGCCATCCCAGTAGATGCCGTCGCCGTCGTGAGCGGTCTTGAACCGGCTCGCGCTCTCCTCGTCGCTGAAGCCGACAACGCGCTTCTGATCCCGCGCCTGGGCAGCCAGCCGGCGGAACATGCTATTGGCCAGCCGGTGCAGGTTCTTGACAACGGCGAGCGGAGGCATCCCCATCGCGTTGTCCGGAACGTCCGTGAACCATAGGCTCCGGTAGAGCTTCTCGTCCGGGCCCTCGAGCTTGATTACATCGAGCGGGCGCTCCGCCTTGCTGGCAACGTAGGTGACCAACTCCCCGGTATCGCGGAGGAAGATATCCCACAGGCCGACCTGGCCGCGGATGTCCTCGGCGCCGGAACCGGGTTCGTGGCTGATAGCCTCCGCCCGATCCTCGCCCTCATCGTTCTGGACCCCGAGGTTCTCTTCCGACAGCCCCAGCTTTGCCCACTGTCCCGGGAACCGCCGCTGGAATTCGTCCTTGCTGATGTAGTACCGATTCCCCTCGAACGCCGGGCGGCCGGCGGAGCGGGCGGCCATGTCGATCACGTAGTCATCGAAGCTGACCTTGTGAATCGACGGATCGGTCAGGTCGACCTCGACGCCCTTGTACGTGCCCTTGCCGTTGTACTCCAGCCCGATCTTCACCACCGCTCGCGGGGAGAAGAGCGCGTCCGTCGCGCAAGCACGGAGGGTCTTGCCCAGCTCGACCTCATCGGCGACATCCCGGCAGGCCAGAGTGAAGGCCGCCGCCGCCGGCCGGAGCTGGCGGAAGGGCGTGGTGATCTTGGCGACAGGCGCTCTGACTACGAGCTTCCGAACCCAGATATCCACGGCCAGCTTCAGCAGGTACAGGTAGACCTTCTTGGCCTCCCCACCCTCGCTGTAGTCGCTACCGACAAACGCCGAGATCAGGTCCTTCCGCCGCTCGCGGAAGGGCTCCATCTTCCGGAAGCTCTCGATCACTGCAGAAACGAGCTTCTTGAACTCGGCCGGCTTGCGGGGGTTCACTACCAGTCCTCCCGCGCAGCCTCGGCCGCGGCCAACTCTGCCTGTTCCAGTCTCCAGCCCATGCTCATGTACGGCGCCTTCCGCGGTGGGGCCTTTGCCTCACTGCTCTTCATAGCTATTATTCGACTGGCGAGCGCATCTGCTACAGTCTCATCGCCGTGAGCCTCCCTCGCTCCCCGGGGGTCCTGGCTATTGAGAGCCTTTGAGTGTTCTACCTTACCGCCCGGCTGGACCACAAACTGCAAGCATTCCCGCATTCCAGCCTCGGAAACGTTGATGAACTCCCTTGCTGAGAGCTTTTGACGGTAGTCTCTCAATAAGACGGCCTTATCCTCCGGGTTCAGGAAATACCCGGGCTTGTCCGAGATTCTGGACCGGGTACGCTCCTCGTCCCGGCGGTAGTAGATTCGGGAGTACTTCTGCTCCATGACCCGTTTCGTGAAGCTGCGGCCTGGCGCCCCGGAGGCGTCCCAGATCATGAAGCCCCTGTTGAACCACTTGGCCATTGCGATTGTCTCGTCAGCAAACTTCTCCGGAGAGGTGAACGGATCCTTCCAGAGCGCAACCTTCCGGCCGGTGCCCAGGTCGACCACGGAGGTCGCGGAGTTGGACGCGCCGGTGCCAAACGACACATCGCTGCCCAGCCCGAAGTTGCCGGACCCCACGTAACCGCGATCCTCGAGGCGGGTGCCGTCGCCGGCCAGGCTGAACCAAAGCTGCAGCGGGCCCTTGGGATCGGGCTCGAACCCCAGCGGCTCGAGGGAGGACAGATCGTAGATCAGGCGGCCGGTCATAATCGGCGGGCAGCAGTACTCCGCGATGAGAATCTGAACGAACTCGGGATCGAAGAACTGGTAGTCGGACCCGAGGAAGTCGATGTCGAGCTCCTGGGCGATTTCCTGCTCAGTCGCGCACCGGGCGCACTCGCTATCGTACCAAGGACTCCGGAGCTTGCCGTCGAGGATGAACGGGTAGTCGGCCGGGTAGTTGAGCTCCCGGGGTTCGTGCCACTCCTTCCGCAAGGCCTTGACCTTGCCGGCAAAGGTGTCGAGGCGCTTGAGCTGGTAGACGCCGTTGGCGTCCTTCTCGCTGGTGTAGAGCCCCGGGTTGTAGAGCGGGTGCTTCGACCAGTGCATCCGGCGAATCTTGGCTGCGGTGTTGTGGACAACTTCGTGGAAGGCGTTGGCTGCGCCCTGGGGCGTGGAGTTGAAGACTCGGCATCGGGTGGTATCTCTCGAGGCCCGGAGGACCTTGTAGCCCTCGCTCGTCTCGAATGCCGCGTGCTCGTCGATGAACATCGCCGTCCGGCGGTCACCGCGGCCAGCGTCCCCGGTCGTGCTCTCCCCGTCGAGCACGCTCCCGGTGTCGGCGTTCCCCAGGTGGAGCAGTTTCCGGTTGGGGTCCTTGCTGCCCCGCCAGCGGTCGGTCGGCAGGAGCCACCGCGGCTGATTCTGGTGCAGGAAATCAATCTTCCAGAAGAGCGCCTTGGGGTTGCCCTTCTTGTCCACGTAGTCTTCGTTGCGCGAGATCAGCAGGAAGCTCAGGTGATCCCGGAAGTGCCAGAGCCACTCGAAGCCGGTCAGCCCCATCCAGCTCGCGCCCATCGTCCGGCTCTTCGGCCAGGCGATATCGAACCCCCGCTCCACGCCCTCGAGGAGCTCGTCAATCGCCTCGTCCTGATACTCGGCGTAGGTGATAAACGGCTTATTCGGCGCCCGGGTGTCTCGCGGATCGTAGGTCCAGCAGAACCCGTTCATGTAGAACAGGCAGTCCTCCGAACACATCGCCTTCATCGCCGCGGCGAACTCCCGATCGCGAGCAGCCTCCACTAAGACATCTCGCCGCCAACGCAAATTGGCGGCGAGGTCTTTGGGAATCAGCTCGTAGTGCGGGAAGTCCAATCCGTTACTCGACTACAAACCAGTCATCACTGAGCATGTCCGCCTGACTGGCCAGCCAGCCCACGCAGCACTTGCCGTCAGCCGTCCTCATGCACAGATGCCCCAGGCTCTCGAAGTCCCCGCCCATCGGACTTGACGGATCGACGCCGGTTATCTGACGCCCCGCCCTCAGGAAGACGAACATATCCCGCCCGTTCCAGCCCCGCCGCGCGATCTTCGCTCCCGCCTTCACCGCCTCGAGCGCTTGCCCGAAGTCGCCGTCGGCGCTCTCGCTCGGTTTTGAGGTTTCGGGGTCTTTCCCGTCGACGCGCTCGTAAGTTAGCTTGAAAATCTCGGGCTTGCACGGATACCTCTCCCCCTCGACTCCCGTGATGATCCAGTCGCCCGGGCAGGCAACGTGCTTGCCCTCGAGAGTGGCAACCTCGCCGTGGAGTCTCATCGGCTGGCCGCACCCGGTACACGGCCGGGCGGCTTCCTTCTCGTCGCACGGCCAGGCCTCGACACCCTCAGGCTTCGGGTTGCTCCGCGGATCGAAGAGCTCCGCGGAGATGATCACCGGCTTCTTCCGGAACTTCACGGCCCACCTACTTCCGCTTCGGGCACTTCTGCCCGGCGGCCT